ACTTGTACCGTACCCTGTTGCGTTCAAACTCTTTTGGTTAGTTAAGGCACCACCAGTAAACTCTACTGTGGTGTACTCACTCTCTCCGAAGTAGCCAGTAATCTGGTCACCTACTGTAAATTCCGCTGTTGCGTACGAACTCTTGAAGTCGTAAGCCCACTTAAGGAATACTGTGGCGTTGTTAGCGCCAACCAGTGTAGGCTTTAGCTTCTTCAGAATCTTAATACGTGAGCTATCGCCAAAAGTCAAACTTGGGCTGTAGTACTTGAAACGATAGGTGCTCCCATCGTCTTGATAACCACTGTACTCACTAATTCCTTTAGACGTTCCTATAAGCAGCGTACCGTCTTCTTGTCTGGTGTAGCATGAGAAGCCTGTAGACACCCAACGTGTAACACGGTACGAACCATTCTCTGTTGTGCCACGAACGTCGAAACAGTAAGTGGTGTCTTGACCTACAAATGTCAACAAATAAAAACCTTCTTCTGGACTATAGACAGACCTAAAGAAGTTGTTTTCAGTCTGCAAACCACCAATGATGTCCTTGGTAATGTTACCAGACAAGCTACTAATAGGCATAGACTTTTCTTGAATCGTACGCCCAAAACTCTTGAGTCCGGTGTGTGACAAAAATAACACGTCAGTACCAGTGTACTGTACAGTGTCTCTGTCTACGCAACCCACGCCAGCTACAGTGTCCGCTAGTTTCATTGTTGCGGGGTCTTCTGCACCTTCGTAAGCAATAATACTGTGGTTACCGAATATAATCAACAAACCGTTGTGTGCTGCTACGGCCACAATTTCGTCATAACCATCAGGCCAGACCTTAGAAACATTGATAGAACCACTGGTTCCACCTGAGTAGTCGTGACCTATTAGTAAGTCAGACCAATAAACAGTAGAGGAGTTAGCTCCTGTTCCTGTAACCCAAAGCCTACCGTAAGCAGAACAAACTTCGTTACCCTGTACAACACCAGCAGCGCCAGAGACAGAGTCTAGACGTACTACAGACGTGCCGTCGTACACCAAAGGCGCATGAGAAGCTTGAAACAAATACGCTTTGTCATTAAAGTTAACAATCTTCCAGTTGTCTGCTGTGATTGTGTAACTAGCAGGTGTAGCGTCAGTAAGGGTGGTTGTCCCTGTAAATATCTTGTTGTTACCTGCAGAAAGAACTACGTTAGTACCGCTACTCTTTTTAAACTCATGCACGACCCTGACTGTACCTGAGCCCAGTGCTGTTTTGTCTGTAGTCGTTACGTCATGCCCCTTACGTGCAGCAATACGTCCTCTCTTGTCAATTACAGCGTTGTCTGCAATCTCAGCAAAGGACGGGTCCTGCGCCAAAGGTGAGTCTTCAGTGTTAACACCTTTGAACGCAGGAGCTACAAGATTGATACTCTTTAGTTCTTGAGCCATATTAAATAGTCCTAAATACCATCTCTTCAGGATGTTTTGCTGCGTCTATTGCAATAGCGTCAGACAGGAACTTGTCAGCAATTTGGAAGTACTCTGCAGTAGAAGTACCTCCTGTTTCGCCACGCTCACGAGCAAGCAATGCTACCGCAAGGTGGACTACAGGCATGGAAGGTACGAGCAGTACGTCTGCATCGCCAGTCAAGTCTGCCTGTCTTTTAATTACGTCAAACCGCAGGCTGTACACACCGTCTGGTGTTGGGCTTACGAGTACTTGCGTGTCACCATTGGAGTCAAGGCCGTTGTACGTGTAGTACTTAGGTGCTCCTTGAACTTCTTCGGCAATGTACAAAGAGTCGTTGAACCAGTCTTTGGTTTGGTAACCCATAAAACAATTCTGTGTGTCATTGATTACTGACATGACTTTTACATTGTCGTCAGCACCTGTCAGAGAATAACCGTTGTCGGAAGCAGTAGTAGACACAACAATAGTGTCACGCAAGGCTGACCAGTCGTTGGACTCTTCTACTAGCTTTTTAGCGTCGTTAATGTAGTCACCTACCATCTTGCTGTACGTGTTGGCAGTGACGGTAGTGACTTCGTCTTCACGCAACCGACGTAGTACGTTATTCATTAAGTTAAGATATGTCATACGAGCATTCCGCTATTTTTAAGTAAAAAGTTATTTAGTTCTATGTCGTAGTCTTTTTGCTGCGGCTGGTAACCAACGTACTGAAACTGAGCAGGATCGTAAGACAACATGCCCATGTGAGGTTTGAAGTCAGAGCTTATTGGTGCACCACTGAGCATACCTTCTTCTTCACCGTCTCCTTCTCCGTCCCCGTCGCCATCACCGTCACCATCCCCAGTACCTGTTCCGGTTCCTGTGCCAGTACCCGTACCGTCTCCGGTGCCAGTGCCGTCACCAGTACCGTCTCCTGTACCAGTAGTGTCTTTACCTTGTGTCTCAGCGTCCTTACGTACTTGCTCTGAAGACTCTAAGTCTTTCTCAAGCTGCTCGTCGGCTGCGTCCTTTCTAGACTGCTCAGCGTCTTTAGCATTAGTTTCAGCTTGAGTGTCCTTCTGAGCATTCTCGTCCTTGGTTGACTGTTCTGCTGCCTGCTGTTCCTTGGCAGCTTCTTCAGCAGCCTGTTGCTCTTTCTGTTGCTCTTCTGCTGCTTGTTCTTTAGCAGCTTCCTCAGCAGCTTGCTGTTCCTTTGCGTCAGACTCAGCTTGAGCATCCTTGGCAGCTTCGGCCTCTTTTTCTTGAGTTTCAGCCTGAGCGTCCTTAGCAGCTTCCGCCTCTTTGTCAGCAGTCTCTGCGTCCTTCTGCTGTTGTTCGGCAGCAGCGTCCTTCTGACGTTCCTCAGCTTCCTTCTCGTTGCTTTCAGCCTGAGCGTCTTTAGCAGCCTCAGCTTCCTTCTCTTGAGTCTCTGCCTTAGCATCCTTAGCAGCTTCTGCTTCTTTATCAGCAGTCTCAGCGTCTTTTTGTTGTTGCTCTGCTTCCTTGTCTTCACGTTCAGCCTGAGCTTCCTTCTGACGTTCTTCAGCAGCAGTTTCTTCCTTTTGACGCTCTTCAGCCTGTCTGTCTTTTTCTTCCTGTTCAGCCTGACGGTCCTTTTCTTGCTTCTCAGCTTGATCTTTGTCTGCTTGTTCAGCTTCTTTTTCCTGACGTTCTGCTTGGTCCTTGTCTGCTTGCTCAGCATCTTTTTGCTGTTGTTCTGCTTCGGCATCTTTCTGACGCTGCTCTGCGTCTTTCTCAAGCTGCTCAGCTACATCCTTCTCTTGGTCTTCAGCTTGGTCTTTCTCAAGTTGTTCTGCTGTGTCTTTTTCTTGAGTTTCTGCCTGAGCTTCCTTGTCAGCTTCCTCAGCAGCCTGTTGCTCCTTCTCTTGAGTTTCAGCGTCAGCTTCTTTCTGAGCTTCCTCAGCAGCCTGTTGTTCTTTCTCTTGAGTCTCTGCCTGAGCGTCTTTCTGAGATTGTTCTGCAGCAGCCTCTTCTTTCTCTTGAGTTTCTGCTTCAGCATCCTTTTGAGATTGTTCTGCAGCGGCTTCTTCTTTCTCTTGAGTTTCAGCTTGAGCTTCTTTATCAGTTTGTTCTGCTTGAGCTTCCTTATCTTCTTGCTCAGCTTGACGTTCTTTTTCAGTTTCTTCAGCGTCTTTTTGTTGCTCTTCTGCCTCTTTTCCTTGTTCTTCTGCTTGCCTGTCTTTTTCAGTCTGTTCGGCTCTAGCTTCTTCTTTTTCCTGAGTTTCGGCTTGAGCTTCTTTCTCTGATCTTTCTGCCGCAGCTTCTTCCTTTTCCTGAGTTTCAGCTTGGGCTTCTTTTTCTGCACGTTCAGCAGCAGCCTCTTCTTTCTCCTGAGTTTCAGCTTGGGCTTCTTTCTCTGACCTTTCTGCTGCAGCTTCTTCTTTCTGTTGTGTTTCAGCAGCAGCTTCTTTGTCAGAACGTTCAGCAGCAACTTCTTCTTTTCGTTGTGTTTCTGCTTGGGCTTCTTTAGTAATTCTTTCTGCAGCGGCATCTTCTTTAGACTGAACTTCTGCTTGTTCGTCCTTAGACTTTTGTTCAGCAGCTTGTTCTTTTTCTGTTCTTTCAGCGTCTTTCTCAGACCGTTCCGCAGCAGCATCCTTGTCTGCTTCTGCATCTTTATCAGCCTCAGCATCTTTAGCGTCTTCGGCTGCTTGTTCGTCTTTAGCAGCCTCAGCGTCTTTGTCTGCTTCAGCGTCTTTAGCAGCCTCAGCAGCAGCCTCATCTCCAGTTTCTACAGTACTGGCTAAAGGATCATCGTCTTCGGCTGGGTCTAAAGGGTCGTAAGGCTCTCCGCTTGTTACTTCGCCTTCGGTTGCTTCAAATTCTTCACCTGTTTCACGGTCACGTACTTGATAAATACGTACTCCGTCTTCATTGACGTACGTGCCAATAATTTCGTACTGAGCGTTTTGATTTTCAAAAGCGCCGCTAATGTCTCTGTACCGCTCCTCTAGAGCTTCATCAGTAGCTGTAGGAGCACTGTTTCTCCAGCGTTCTACTGCTTCTTCCCAAGCCTCCATGTCACGGTAGTCGCTGTACTGAGGAAAACCGTTTTCCCAATCTTCAAGAGCTTGGTCGTAGTCGTCGTTATTGTCGTAAGTACCTTCCCAAGGGTACGACTGTTCGGCATCCTTAGCGGCTTCTGCTTCTGCGTCTTTAGCCGCTTCTGCAGCAGCTTCAGCATCCTTAGCATCTTCAGCAGCAGCCTCAGCATCTTTTGTGTCTTTTTCGGACTCAGCATCTTTGGCAGCTTCAGCATCCTTAGCATCTTCAGCAGCCTGAGCATCCTTAGCAGCTTCA